GGTTCCATGCATGGAAATGTATGGTGATGCATGTTCAATACTTGCAGAAGTAAGACAATGGTTCAAAGACAAATCATTGGAGGACTTGGGTAGAAAATATTGGAAAAAACGTTCTTACATTTTCCAAGGATTTGTGACCACATCACCACTACAAGAAGAAGCACCAGAGAATCCAATTAGAAGATTCATCATTGGTCCGCAGATTTTCAATATTATAAAGTCCGCACTGATGGATCCTGAGATGGAAGATCTGCCAACAGACTACACCAGAGGAGTTGACTTCAGAATCAACAAGACAACAAAAGGTGGTTATGCAGACTATTCAACATCCAAATGGTCAAGAAAAACAACTCCATTGACTGAAGAACAAAACAAAGCCATTGAAACACATGGTCTACACAATCTTGGTGACTTTTTGCCTAAGAAGCCTGGCGAAGTTGAAATCAAGGTGATGGAAGAAATGTTCAGAGCATCAGTGGATGGTGAGCCTTATGACGCAGAAAAATATTCACAGTACTTTAGGCCTGCAGGACTTAAAGCGCCAATGACAGGAAGTGGCACAACTCCCCAGCCTCAACCAGCAAAAGTAGAAACTGCTGAACCAACTGTGACTGCGACACCCGAGCCTGCTCCTGCTCCACAACCAGAACAACCTGCAGAACAACCTGCCGCAACAAATGGCAGTAACTCCAAAGCAGAAGACATTCTGGCAATGATAAGAGCAAGACAACAAAAATAATTAATTGTACATTAAGTCTGCCGAGAGATCGGCAGACACATCTTGTCATGCACATTAATATTGGAATCGATCATAACAAATCTCTACAAATCAATCTTTTTGACAATCCGTTTGTAAGCAAATATATTTCAATAATGAAAAAATTGTTGGCAAAACATGGGAATGATTTCGATCATCCTAGATGTTTTTATTCATGGAAAGACAGACGTCAAGTGCAAGAAGATTTGGATTCGGCAATAGAATACATTAATAAATTTTTCAAACGAAAAATAATTGATGTTGATAAACATGATCCTGAATATTTTAATATTTTGCATGAATGCTTTGAAAAATTAAACAACGAATATGATAATTTTACAATTTTAAAAGCAGTTGCCCCTAAAGAACTAATAGATAGAATTGATGACATTAACTATTGTGTTCATCATTTAGAACATGATGAACTATGGGATACCAGATTACAATTACAATGGAGCAAACATACAATTGATCGAATAGAATTAGAGCCAACAGATTATGACTATGCTACAACAGAAAATTTATCTTACACTGTTTATTTGGAATACAATGAAGTAGGAAAAAGCACCAAAGATTTGTTCCAAGATAATTTACCAATAAACTATCCAGGCCTAAAGAACAACCATTTTGTTGGCCCGGATATCAACTTTAATTTTAAGACACAACCATTGTTTAGCAATAAATTTTTGGAATGGTGCACTAACAATGTAATTGATCCTTATGATGCAAAAAATGGATTGTTAAATTACCCTATTGGTAGTTTCACTTATGACTTTGATATGGCAGACTGCACTCCAGATTCTAAAATCTCAGCATTTGAAATAGTTGACAAATGAACAATGATATATTAAACTTTATGAAAGGAAAATAAAATATGGTCAAACCGTTTGATGTTACAAAGTTTAGAAAGTCTATTACTAAATCCATTGATGGACTAGGTATTGGATTCAATGATCCAACAGATTGGATATCCACAGGAAATCATGCACTAAATTATTTGATTTCGGGCGATTTTTACAAAGGAATCCCGCTGGGCAAAGTAACAGTGTTTGCAGGAGAGTCAGGATCGGGAAAATCCTATATTTGTTCTGGCAACATCATAAGAGAAGCACAGAAACAAGATATATTTGTAATACTTGTTGATTCAGAGAACGCACTTGATGAAGCATGGTTAAAAGCAGTGGGTGTTGATACGTCAGAAGACAAATTGTTAAGATTGGGCATGAGTATGATTGATGATGTTGCCAAGACAATATCAAACTTTGTGAAAGAATACAAAACAGATTATGCAGACAAAGAGCCCCAAGATAGACCAAAAGTTTTATTTGTGTTAGATTCGTTGGGTATGATGATGACTCCTACTGACGTTGATCAGTTCAACAAAGGTGACATGAAAGGCGACTTGGGAAGAAAGCCTAAGGCATTGACAGCACTTGTAAGAAATTGTGTGAACATGTTTGGTTCTTTGAATGTAGGCATGGTGGCAACTAATCACACATATGCATCACAAGACATGTTTGATCCAGATGACAAAATATCAGGCGGACAAGGCTTTGTGTATGCATCAAGTATTGTTGTTGCAATGAAAAAATTAAAACTTAAAGAAGATGAAGCAGGAAACAAGATTACAGATGTAAGAGGAATAAGAGCGGCTTGTAAAGTAATGAAAACAAGATTTGCAAAACCTTTTGAAGGAGTACAAATTAAGATTCCATATGAGACAGGAATGGATCCTTATTCAGGATTATTAGATCTTTTTGAGAAAAAAGGCCTTATTCAACAGCAAGGCAACCGTTTGAAATATATAACAGCAACCGGACAAGAGATACTTGATTATAGAAAAGCCTGGGGCAAAGACAATTTAGAAATTGTTATGCAAGAGGTAAGTAACCAAGTTGTATTAGATGAACATGCAACACCGGAAATAAATTTAAATGAAGAAGAAGCAATACAAGATATAAAAGATGGAGACACAAATGCTAATTGATGTTTGGGGTTTGATGAAATCATACGTATCAGCGAAAGACAAGTCTGTTGTAGCTGGAAAATTTGTCGATATTGCAATGGATAATGGTGTGCAGGATGAAGAACTGAAAGAACTAATCGGCCATGATGATGATTTAGATGAAGCAATTCGATACAACTTAGACATCGAACAAGATGAAGAAGATTTTGAGGATGCCTAACTGGTTCTCACAAATAACACAAGACATCACAAAAATTCCCGATGCAATTGCATACTATGAAGGTGAACTTGATCAAGCATCGACTGAAGTAAAATTACATGGCAACTTAGAAAAACAATCTGCCTCAATGCCAGGCGTTGTGGAATCACGATTCAGACAACTGCAAGAAATAGAAGGCATATTGAAACATTTAGAAATACAAGCACGTCGACTAAAAACAAAACATTACAAAAAATATTTGGAAAACTATCAAAGAGCTCTAACATCACGTGATGCAGAAAAATATGCAGAAGGCGAAGATGAAGTATGTGATTATGAAGCGATTGTCAATGAATGGGCACTATTAAGAAACAAATGGTTGGGAGTAATTAAGGCACTGGATCAAAAACAGTGGCACATTACAAATATTGTTAAACTAAGAGTTGCAGGCATGGAAGATGCCAACCTTTAAAAAGTAAATCCAAATTCTTTAATATCTTGCCTATAATGATCTGCAACAATATTAATTAATTCATCATTGTAATATTTTTTGTAATCACACTCCACAGTAGCATTTGCATGTGGCAATGGTTCGTTCCATTTTAATTTATTTTGTAAAAGTTTAAAATCTGCATTTATATTTTCATACCTTAGTATGTGAATATCTTTGCATCCATCTATTATTTCGCACTGATTCTGCCATTTCATCCTATGTTCAATTAACGGTAACGTGTACACATCATTTTTTATCCAATAATCAAATCCTTTTTGCAGTTTGTTGTACACTTTTAAAAAGTAATCCCCTTCGCCTGCCAAATATTTTTGCAGATAGGCGGAAACATCATAGTTGTATCTGCTTACTAATCTTGACCATGGATTACGCACCACACAAAATGTCCAATATGTATTGTACGGCGATGGAAGTTTTTTCCACTCTATGTGTCTGTGGTGTATCAAATATGTTTTGTCATTATTTTTTGACGCAAAATCGTCCATCCAATTAGTAATACTTGTGCCAGCATTTTTTTCGATATGTAGGAACAATAGATGCCGTTGTTCTAAAACTAGAGACATATAAAATAGTTATTCTGACAAACTGTGAACAGTGTTATTTCTGCATAGCAGTTGTAATCTATTAACACTGTATTTTATAGATTTTATTGTATAAATTAATATTGATTAATAGGACACAACAATGCAAAAAATATTAAAATTACTAACATCATTTACAAAACTAGCAAGACTAGGACAAAAGAAAAACGTCAAAGAGGCATTCACATATGTCAACTAAAAAAGACAGCACAACTTTAGGCGCATGGATATATTCTCATGGGATGTGGCATCCTGTGTACAAATGGTAGTGAAAGGAGCAAAATGTACAAAGTATTTGAATACACTTCAAAAAGTCTCGGTCAATTTACTAATTTTATTAGTAACATGTTCGGTAATGATGACCAGAACATTATTGACTTCTGCAGACACGAATACGGCCCTGATTGGCAGTGGGCGTATCGTGACATCAAAAATAAAAGAACAACCAATTTACGAAAAGCCGGATAATGATAGAACTTAATATTTGGTTTTTTATTATTACCGCATTAATTTTAGTAATAGGAAACATAATATTAATGTTGAAAATAATTCCATCCAATGAAGAAGACAAAGCTCGTTGGGCCTGGATGAAGGGCGAAGGCCCTGACCCATATAAGGAGAAACGTAGAGATGACTAAAATAACACATAACATACTAACACAATCAAAGGCATCTTCCAGTTTTAGATTTTCGCCTTTGAATGCAAACAAAATTGTTTTTGCAGGACACAGTAAAGCAGAAAATATCAGTAGGAGATACAAATAAATGCAGATTATTAAAAATTTTTTACAAGCATTGAAACCACAAACGAGACAGGAATGGATAGAAGAATATCTATCAAAATCTGTGGATAGATATGATCTTGAAGCACGCCAACTAGAATTAACTAGAAAAGGCATTTTCTAATATAAGAATGCCTAACAGTTTCGGAGATTATGTTTTACTTGTTTTCATGATACTTGCAGGCATCACAGTGGTTATAGGAGTCATCGCAATGGCTCTTAACAATGATTACAATAAGAAATACTCCAATCATCTTATGCAATTGAGAGTGCTTTTCCAGGGCATTGCACTAATAATCCTTGCCATAATTGTATGGTTATCTACTTAATAACAGCATAGAAATCCTATTAAATATTTGTTATAATATATTCGATTATATAAGGAGAATAATTATGTCATGGATTACAGATAGACTAAAGGAAAAAGCATCACACGGTGGATTAGGACTAGTAGCAGTAGGACTTATTATACTATTTTTAGGCAGCTGGGTAAACATAGCCGCTTATGCCGCCATAGCTTATGGTGCATACCAAATCATAACAAAAGGTTAATAATATTGGGGGTGCTAGACACCCCCTTAAATACTCCACATGCACAATCCAATATCTTGGCACATTGAACCAACATCAA